CCAGAAGTCACTGTTGTGCCGCTGATAAAGTTTTGTTGGAACTGAAGTTGGCCAGTTGATGGGTTAATGAATTCACAACCCAAAAATACACCAGCAAAGCCACCAGTAGGTTTAGCGGTTGTAGCGGCAGAGCGAGCGACTGTACCGTCACTAACTCGAACCAATAAATCACCAAAACCAATGTTTGCTGCTAGACCACTTGCAATACGCATTTTACGCGTAGACCCCGCGAAGACCTGTCCACCGATCAGATTGATCGGCTTTAAGCCGTAGGGTTTATCAATAGTAGGATAAGCCATTTGTTAACTCCAATAAAATTAAGAACCATTACCAAAGCTTGTAGAAGATTTGCGCTCACTAAAGAGGGGCATTCTACGGTCACTTTGGCGCATATAGTTGCTATCTACACCCTCGACTTGCTGACGGTTTTGGTCTGCGTAATGTGCATTACGTTGGTCAACGAGTTCTTGAGGTGATTTACATAACAACAGACCTCCAACTTCAATATTGTCTTTAAATCGTGAAGTGGGATCTAGGAACATTCGCATCTGAGGTTGTTCTGAAGTAGTGACAGGTTCCCAGCCTTCTCGTAGTTTTGCAGAAAAGTTTCGTTGGTCAGGCGCACCGTTAAGTGTGACTCTAACCCAGTGGTAAGCATATCCGGGCTCTCTTGCTACTTCTGGTAAAAGTTCCGCGGGTTTCCAAGTTTTTGGACGTTCTGCTTGTTCACGACTTTGTGCTTCACGAGGGATTCGGTTTTCAGCCATTTTGGTTCTCCAGTTCAATCATTTTTCTAGCGTACAGCTCAAGAGGTATACCTAACTTCTTGGCTATATTTTGTTGCGTAGTTGTCAGGCGAATTTTCTTCGGTACTGACGTGCGCTGTGCCGGAGCAACAACGGATTTAGGGCGACTAGCTTTGGGGGCATCTTCAACATCATCAAAACGTTCTGGAAAAGACCTCCTCATTGCTGTATCGATTTTCTGATAATACTCATCAGTTCTTGTGTACTCTTCACCATACTCGCGTACTAACTTATTATGCACACCGTAAGCGAAGCCTGTCATAACTTCGTCACCGGGTTTTTCAAACCACGGGTTCTTTTCTGCCCAACTAACAACTCGAGTGTCTAACTTCGGCTCAGGTTGACGTGTTATAGGTTGAGTATATACGTCATTCTGTGGTTTTTGCAACTGTTGGGGCTTAAAATTATTTACTTGTTGCATTTCAAGTTGTGCGTTTAACAGTTCTTCCTGTGCGGCAACTGCCGCTTCAGTGTCCCCTGCATCTAAAGCCGCCTTCATTTTAGCCTTAGCCGCGTTCATGCCATACGTTGCCAATGACTTAGATTTATCTATGTAGGCAGTTTGCCCAAGGCTTACGTATTCATTTAGACGCTTATTCTCGTCAGCCATTAATTTAGCAACGCGTTCAAGCTCCGCCTTTTCACGGGACAGGACTTCAGCTTTACGTCGTTCATCATGACGGGCATGAGTTAATTCTTTTAGCCGCTTTTGAACCTTAGAGCTGTACTCATTGAGTTCGTCTTCGCTTGGCTCCTCTACTTCATGGGCGAGGGGTTTGCGGTTACGATCTTGCGCCGGCGTATCGTCTACGATTTCTACTTCGGAGTCAGCGCTATCGAGTTCTAATTCGATCTCTTGTTCGACGGGTTCTTTCTCGTCAGGAAATTTATATGCATCCATTATTTACTCCTTATTTACGCCGAATACCGCGAGGGTCAAGAACTACCGCCTCGACAGAATCGTCATTTATTAAGCGAAATTCCTTACCGTGTATAACCAGTCTGGAACCCGAATTAGGGCGAACCAACACAAAATCACCCTGCTTGCACCACGCACCCGTAGGGAAACGCGTTTTGTCGGTGTAACAATCGTCACCCATAGCCACAACAAACAGCACTGTGGTAAGGATTTCCTCATAATGCATAGTCTCGTCGGCCTTTAACAGCCCACTGTCAAACTCTTTCTCAGCTTCGGGAATTGCACATAAAATATGATATCCAGATGGCTTGGGAAGTTGCTTGGCTTTCTCTTGCGGGGTTGCGTCTGTGTTTATAACACCCACTACTTTTGGGTTACGAGGGTTACTACCGATGAGAATTTCACTCATTTCAAACTCCTAAAAAGCGTAACCTACCGGGTTACGAACGGCCCTTGCGGGTATTAATCGTCCTCAGACTCAGCACTAGACCTAAGGTCAATTACATCTCTTTCCACGTATGCCAAACCTTCTATTACTCCACACATACGTTTGTATTCTTCTAACGACTGGCAACTACCTGTGGCTAACGCGTCAGCTATATCATTCATACGCTCACGGATTTTCTTCTGGATAACATCTAGCTCGTTCATTCAGCCGCTCCTTGGGGTTTCTGTGTTTGTTGCATCTGTGCTCGGGCTTTTGCTACGTCGATACCCATACGCATACCGTCGGCTTCTTGGCGAGATTTAATTTCTTCACCCTTTACACCAAGCTTTAACATCTCTAACTGTTGTTGCGACTCAAGCTTTGCCTTGATAGCCGCGGTGTTAGAGCCTACACGTAAACCTTCTTTCTCCATATCTGCCTGCATCTTCTCACGCTCAAGCGCTATTCTGTCGGCTTCCGCGGCGACATCAGCAATCATCTTCTTCTCTTTAATATCAACTTCTTTCATCTTGATCTGAAGTTCTTGCTGTTGCATCTGAACAATTGGGTCTTGTTGTGCCTGTTGGTTTTGTTCCTGTTGGGCTTGTGCTTGATGTTTTTGCAACAACTGACCTGCGGCTTGAGCGGACAACCGAGCTAACTCATTCTCCATGTTCTCAGGCAACTCAGCTTTGGGGTCAGGTAACGTAACACCCATCTGTTCTTGTATCTTGTTACGATATGCGAACGCGATGTGCTCGGTGATATGGGCATGCGCGGCTTGCATGAGTACTTGAGCCTGTGGGTTTTGTCCCATTAGTTTCATAAGCACTGGGTCTTGCATGGCCGCCATATGCACTGCAATATGCGCCTCGTGATCTTGGCTTATAAACGCTTTGACAGGTTTACCGTTTAAGATGTCCATGTTCTCCGTAATCGGGTCACGTGGCTTCTGGTCTTCATCTAATGGCACCAACTCATCTGCGTCTTTAATGCTCAACACCTCTAACATCTGACGGTGTAACTTAGGTAAGTTATAAATCTGTGGTGCCATCTGCGCTAACTGTATCACCGCTTGATACTGCACAACACGTTGCGCTAAGGTGCTCGCATTGGGGTCTGATACAGGGATGATCTCAACTAAACTGTAGTCTGCTTGACGTGCTTTGCGTGAACCTTCTTCTGGTTGGTAGTCATAGCTTGTAGCCGCATGGTCACGAATCATACCTGCAAGAAGTTTTAACTCCTGCTTCATAGCGAAGTGCATACGCGCTTGCACGGCTGACATAACTTTCAAGTTACGTTCTATTAACGCTAATGTGGTACCTACGGGTGCGTTAGCACTCATATCTGATATCTTCATATCGGGGGTAGCCGCAAAACGACGCGCTTCTTCACTGATTACACCCAGCAGTGTCAGTAGCGTTTGTGACGGCTCTTTGTACGGTAACGGCATGATGTTGTCACGCAATGCACCAGAGGACACATCGACATCTCTAAACTCGCCCGGTGAAATCGGTGTATCGTCGCCCTTAATACGTAACCCACGAGTCTTTAACCCGCCGGGTAAATTTGATAATGTTCCTGCATCAACCAACTGACGTGTAATGGCTGTAGCCGATTTAGCTGAGTTACCAACCAAGTGCACCAAACCAAAACCATACGAACCAAACCCCGGCACATACTGGTAATGCACGAAGTACTGATTGGGCTTTTTATATATGTATTGGTCCCGCTTGTTACCCTCTGTTGGGGTAGGTACGGGGTCGTAGTTACGACGCACAGATAATATGTCGTTTGTCTCTTTTAATATGGTAATAACATACGGTAATGGAATACCCGTCATTTCACCATCTGCATCTTTGTCTTCAAACCCCGCTAAGTCTATTTCAACATGCATCTCCAACAGCGCATGGCGGTCGTCGTACGTTGCACTAAACCCAATCTCACGATCTTTAGCGGCTTGAATCTTGTCAACTTGTAATGTCGGTGCATCAGTGATATCAATGTCATTACGATAAAACCCAGCCTCTTGTAACTTAATAAGCTCAATTTTAGACTTACGCATACGGTGGGTGATGCGCTCACACATAGATATATCTGATGCGCCGTATGGCAGTACCACATCTTCTGCGGGTACGAACAACGATATCTGACGCCCTATCGTAGGATCGAAATACACCTTTTTAAACGCGCTACCTGCAATGGGTAAGTTCCACAACATCCGCTCATGCTCGGCACGGTACTCAGGCATCTGCTCGGTCAACTGGTAATTCATGTCATTACGAACTCTTTCTGCCGCATCTGTCTTTTGGCGTGTAACTTCACCTATAATCTTTGTGCGTACTGGACCACTGGCAGGGAAAGTCTCCATAATAGCTTCCGCTTGGAATCTCACAGCAGCTTCAGCGATCATAGGGTGGTGTACACCGCAGGCGCCTTCCCATGGCTCAGTACGTTCCTCATACTTTAGACCCAGTAACTTAATACCTTCGGTATAGGTTTCTTCCCAGTCTTTCCTAGACGCTAAGTCGTTCTCATAGGCATCAATTAAGTCCCCTGAGAGTTGTACAAGGTCTCGGTCGTCCATGTAGTCAACTAAGTTAGCGTCAAACTCAATACCATCCTCGTCAACTTCTTCTCCGGGCACGATTGTAATTTCTACAGAGCCGTCATCTAACGTCACCATCTCAGGGTTAACAATCTCAATTTCCATGTCAGGTGACACACCCTGCATACCTTCCATCCCCTCGGGGGCGGCGTACAAACCTTTCTCAATAGCCATTATTATTCCTTAGTAATATGCCGCACGACGTGGGGACATAATTGCATCGTCTTCGTCACTTGTTAATCTAATAAACCCACCATTTCTAAATCTGGCGAGTGCCATACTCGTACAGTCAACCATATCGTCATGCTCAGACGCAGGGAACGCGGCCACTTGCTCAACAACTTCTTCAGCCCACTTACGCCCCGCGGGGTACCACACCATACCAGACCTAACAATATCAGATACGGCATTAATCCTTGCTATTTTATCCCCAGTACCCCGATGTGGCGTAAATTCTTGCACAGGGATACCCATTCGTCGTAATTCTTGGAATAGTGGGGTGCCGTTTGACTTTTTTTCTACAATAAACGAGTCAGGTTGCCATTCTTTCCATTGTGTTAGGGCTAATTCCTTCAGTTCATGAAA